TGTTAACTCGCCTCACCCAGAATTGCGTTTCCCGGGGGGGATCATCTAAAAAAACGTATATATTATATATAGTATAGATACTTTACTACTACTACACACTGGTTTACATCCACTAACCCCTTGGTTTCATTGGCTTTTCTACTGTGGTGTAAAGATGTAAACCATCTAAATCTTACACGCTTTTTGTAAAGGTAGTGTAAAGCAAAAATAGATACTTGTTTAATATCAACAGGTTACAGCCCCCCGACTGTTTGGCCTGTCAGTGTGTAAAGGTGAGCCTGTCTACGTGTCAGAGCTACAGGCCCCCGACGTATGGCGAGCGTAGCGAGCAAACTTAACAGCGTGCGCAGCACGCAACTGCCTGCCGTCAGGCAACAAAAAACCCGCCCGGTGGTTAACCGGGCGGGTCAGGGTTAGGTCAGGGCGAAGAAGAGGAACAGCAGGGTGGCGATCACGCCCATCAGCGCTTGGCCTATCATCTGCCAGTCCACCTTGCGGTGGTGAGCGGCGAGGTAGCGCTGCGCGTTGTCTTGTCCGCGCTTGGAGATGTGCGTGTCGATCTTGAGCTGGCGATCGCGCAGCGCGGCTTTGGTTTCGTGCTTCATTCTGTCAATCCTTGTGTGAGAGGTGAGGCGGGCGCTTTCGCGCCCGCCCTGTTTTTAGATGATGCCTGCATCCTTGAGCGCCTGCAGTTTTGCGAGTTGCTCAGGGGTGAAGCCTGCGACCGGCGCCGGCGCTGCAGCCGGCTTGGCCTTGCCCTTGCCCTTGGTGCCATTAGCCGGGATTTGCGCTTTCTGCGCTGCAGTCAGCGGCTTGGGCGCCGGCTTCGCAGGCTTAGGCGGACGGCCGGTCTCCTTGAAATTGAGAACAAGGTTTCCGACTTTGCCGGCAAAGCCATAGAACCGGGCGTCGTGTTCGCCGTTGACGCTCAATACGTCAACGTCAGTGATGCCGCCAAGAAGGCCGCCGTCTGTCTTTTTCGTCACAGTCAGCACGAGAGACAGAACGACCGGTTCGATATCATACATAGCCATGGTGTGTCCTTTCATATGGCATAAGGTTGAAACTTGTGCCACCCATCATCGGCACTACGTGCCTAGGGTCAGGTTAACGATGTCAAAGAGCGGCGCGGTTTCCCGCTACCGTTCGGCGGTGGTTTGCCGTTCGGTGAAATCTTTATGGCATGTCGTGCCGTTCGAGTCAAATTAGGCGTCGCATAGGCGCTTTTCCTGCCCTATAGCACGCGCGCCGCGCGATAGCAGGACAGGCAGGGGGGAGGGGGGTTGGACTGGACTTTTCTAGCCCCCCACTATTGTAGTAAACCTCTCACAACAAGACCCAAAATTACCAATCTTTACACTTACACACCCCCCTAAGTACAATTTATAACGCTCCCGCTAAAATTTTCCCGGCCCAAAAAACCAAATCTTTACACTATTGACCGCCCCCGCCTCCAAGAGTTACCATCCCCCCATGTACATGAGCCCTGTTCACACCAAATGGACCGATCGGTTCGCCTTTGAACTCGCCCTTCTCATGGAAGGCAGCGGGGAAAAGCTCGACGAACTGCTGGATCGGCACGAGTTTGAGGCATCAGACCTCCTCACCTTCAAGGACGACGCCACTTTCCTCAAGAGAGTGGAGTCTTTCAGGGAAGAAGTACGCACCAAGGGCCTCACATTCAGGGTTAAGGCGCGTGCACAGGCCGAAGAACTACTCAAGACCAGCTGGGTTCTCATCCACGACCCCATTGTGAGCCCCGCGGTGAAGGCCGACCTCATCAAAAGCACGGTCAAGTGGGCCGGATTGGACACCACACCCCCCGGAGAAGGCCAGAACAACACCGGTGGCGTCACGATCAGCATCAATTTGGGTGGTCAGACGCTGGATGTGACGGCCAAACCCCCCGCCCCTCAGATCGAGGACGCCGATGTCATCGACGACGAGTGAAGCCCGGCGGTTCCACAGCATTTTTGCGGTGCAGGCGTTCATCGCCACCCTCCAAGCGGACCAGAAGTCCTACCGGACCCTCAAAGTGCCCCGACCCAAGCCCGGGAAACCCCTATATGTGGTGATTGTCTACGATGCCGCTTGATATTTCCTACACCCCGACCCCAACCGTGACCAAGTTCATGCAATCGGACAAGAAGATGCGGGTCATCATGGGCCCTGTCGGCTCCGGCAAGTCCGTGGCCTGCTGCTTTGAGATTATCCGGCGTGCCAGCCAGCAGGCACCCAATGCCAATGGCATCCGCAAGACCCGCTGCGCTGTGGTCCGCGAAACTGTCCGCCAACTCTCCGATACCACGATCAAAACCTTCCTCGACTGGTTCCCTTCGGGGGTCTGTGGCCACTTCATGCGCACCACCAAGACCTACTTCTTCAAGGTGGGCGATGTGGAGTGCGAGATCATGTTTCGCGCGCTGGACGACGCGGATGACGTGGCCAACCTCAACTCTCTCGAACTGACCTTCGCGTGGTTCAACGAGTGCAGGGACATCCACCCGGATATTGTCGACGCGATGTCTAAACGTGTGGGTCGTTTCCCCTCCGCCAAGGATGGCGGGGCGACGTGGCATGGGATGTGGGCGGATACCAACCCGCCGACCATGGACACGTGGTGGTTCTACCAGATGGAGAAGATCGACCCCAAGGACGGGGTCAGCCCCAACAACAACGGTTGGGATGTGTTCAAGCAACCCTCAGGCCGCAGCCCCTATGCAGAGAACATCGAGAACCTGCCGGATGGGTACTACGACACCCAAGGCCGTTCGGAGGAGTACGTCAGGGTCTTCATCGACGGGGAGTACGGGCTGTCGCTCGCAGGCACGCCGGTGTTCAAATACTTCCGGCCGGACTACCACATAGCCAAGACGCCACTGCGCCCCATCACCAATGGCACGAGACCGGTTATCGTGGGGATGGACCTTGGTCTCACACCTGCCGCAGTGATCGGACAGCAGGACCCACGAGGCAGGGCGCTGGTGCTCGCAGAAGCGGTCAGTTACGACATGGGCATCCAGAGGTTCATGCGCACGGTGCTCAAGCCCCTGCTCTACGAGAAGTTCGCCGGGGCGCCCATCATCATCGTGGTTGACCCAGCCGGGACACAGCGAGCCCAGACCGACGAGCGCAGCGCGGTCGACATCATCAAGGCCGAGGGGTTCAGGGTCATGCCCGCCCGGACCAACAACATCACCCCGCGCATCGCAGCAGTCGACGACTACCTCATGCGCCAAGTCGACGGTGACCCCGGGTTCCTCATGGACCCCAGCTGCATCCGGCTTAAGGCAGCCCTGATGGGGGGCTACCGGTTCAAGAAGAACGGCGACGGGTTGGAGAAGTCGGGCGATGCCGGCAAGCACAGTCACATTGGTGACGCGATTAGTTATCTGATGATGCACATCGGCAGTCTCGACAGTGGCGAAATGCTGCACACGCGGCGAGAGGTGAGACGGGTTGACGCTAAAGGATGGGCGTGATACATAAAGTGCACCGGCGGATTCTCCTCCCTGTTCCGCGGCCTGCTCGACTTAACCCCTCCGGCCCACCCCCGGAGGGGTTTCTCTTGCTAGATGTGCAGTATCGGGTTATATTCTGCGAAACTGTAAGGGAGGTCCTGTCATGGACAAGAAGAAATCACTGGCGCCGAAGAAGTCCCCGCGTCCTATGGATGCAGAAACGGGTCGTGCAAATGCGACTCTGACGCGCGCCATGGGCGGTGCCGCAGCACGTGAGCGGCAGGACGCTGAGGCCGGGCGCAAGATGGCTGCCAAGCCGGCTAAGGCTGGCATGAAGTCCAGCCCGCGTCCCAAGAAGAACCCGATGTACTAAGGTGATACCAGCATGGCAGGTCTGACAATCCTTCGCGTCGTCGGTAACGATGAGCTTGTGCGCCAAGAGCGTGAGCAGGCTGAGAAGGACCTTGCAGCGCGGCAAAGCAGCCCTGTCATGCTCGGCATCACGGCTTACCTCAAGGAGTGCTGGGACGCAGCGCGCATCTCGCGTGACCCCATCACCGACATCATGCTCATGGCCATGCGGCAACGCAACGGGGAGTATGAGGCGGATAAGCTCAACGCCATCAGGGCGCAGGGCGGGTCCGAAGTCTACATGATGATTACCGAGGTCAAGTGTCGTGCGGCCGAGAGCTGGCTGCGTGACATCCTGCTCGACAACGGCTCGCCCCCGTGGGACCTCGTCCCGACACCCATCCCAGACCTGTCGCCCAAAGAGTCCGAAGAACTGCAGCTGGCCTTCGCCGAGCGCGTGATGGAGATTCTGCAGTCGTCAGGACAGGCGCCAAGCAAGTCCGAGATCGCCGAACTTAAAGAGATGGTTGGGCAGGAGTTCCGGTTCAAAATCCTGCAGGCGGCGCAGAATCGCGTCGACAAGATGCGGATCAAGATCGACGACCAGTTCGCCCAAGGCGGCTGGGCAGATGCGTTCAACGAGTTCATCACTGATCTCGTGACCTTCCCGGCAGCGTTCATCAAGGGGCCGATCGTCCGGCGCCAGCGCTATCTCAAGTGGGAAGGCAGCAAGCTCGTCCCCGGTGAGCGCATTGCGCCTGAGTTTGAGCGGGTCAGCCCGTTCAACATCTACCCCGAGCCGGGCATCACCCGGATCAACGACGGGTACATCTTTGAGTACCACGAGATGACACGGACCCAGCTGGCCGATCTCATCGGTGTGCCGGGCTACGACGACCAAGCCATCCGCAAAGTGCTGGAGATCGGCAACACCCAGTCGTGGGTGCAGGAGTGGCAGAAGGACGCACGCGAGGAGGAGGAGCGCAAGTTCCACACCGAGCTGCGCCCGACCGAGGTCTACGACGCATTGGAGTTCTGGGGCAAGATCAGCGGCCGGATGCTGCAAGAGTGGGGCATGACCGAGGAGGAAGTGCCTGACGTCGACCGCGAGTACGACGCCAACATCTGGTGCGTTGGGAACTACATCATCAAGGCGGTGCTCAACTACGACCCGCTCGGTGAGAAGCCCTACGCCAAGACCAGCTTCATCAAGCAGCCCGGCGCCTTCTGGGGCAAGGCCATCCCCGAGATCATCGAGGACATCCAGAACGTCTGCAACGCAGCAGCCCGGGCTCTGGTCAACAACATGGCGATTGCCTCCGGGCCGCAGGTCGAGGTTAACCTCGAACGTCTGCCACCCAACGAGGACATCACCCAGCTGCAGCCGTGGAAAATCTGGCAGGTACTCAACGACCCACTGGGCTCGTCGGCTCCGGCCGTGCGGTTCAACCAGCCCAACGACAACGCCAACACGCTGGTGGGGGTCTACGACCGCTTCTCGCGCATGGCGGATGACCACAGCGGCATCCCGGCCTACATCTACGGCGACACCAACGTGCAGGGGGCAGGGCGCACAGCGTCGGGCCTCTCCATGCTGATGGGCTCCGCGGGCAAGGGCATTCGGCAGGTGGTGATGCACATCGACAACGACGTGCTCAAGACCATCGTCCAGCGTCAGTTCGTCTACAACATGCGCTACGATCCCGACGAGTCGATCAAGGGCGATGCGCAGGTCGTTGCCAAGGGCGCGGTTAACCTCGCTGTTAAGGAGACGGTCAACGTCCGTCGCGTGGAGTTCCTCAACGCCACGGCCAACGAGTTCGACATCAGCATCATCGGGCCGCAGGGTCGCGCCGCGCTGCTGCGTGAAGTCGCTAAGGGGCTGCAGATGTCGGTCGACGACATCGTCCCGTCGCGTGAGAAGCTGGCGATGAACGAGCGGCTTGCCGCTGCGGCGCAGCAGATGCCGGCACCCGGTGGCGGGCAGCCTGCAGGGCAGAACATGGACCTCGCCGGTGCTCCGGCTGGAGGGACTAACCTAATGACCGGGGGGCCGCAGTGAAGCAGGCCACACCCGAAGTAATCCTCGCGCTGGCTAACAGCGTCCGTCAATACCCAGTCATCCAAGAGTGGCTGGGAGAGTGGCGGATGTCTGAGCTTGAACGGCTACCCAGCGTCGGACAGAACGTGACACTTGCACAGGGGCGGTGTCAGGTCTTAGGCGAGCTTTACAGGCTCGTCAGTGAGTCCCCTGACTTAGCAGCAAAGTCCCGTAGGGGCAGCTGATCCAACCACGCACACCCGAGAGGAGCGTCCAAATGGCTATTCCCGCGCAAATCCGCAAACAGTCCGAGGCTGTTGCGAAGCTGTATGAAGAACTCAATCCGACCGACGAGGGCCAGTCCCCGGCGGAGGGTGAGGTCCAGCAGCCGACCGAAGCCAACGGTGAGGGCGGTTCTGCCGCTGAGTCGGCGCCTGCAGAGCAAGGGCGAACCGGCACCACGAACGATAACCCGACCGCCGAGCAGCGGTATCGTACCCTTCAAGGTATGTACAACGCTGATACGGCCCGCCTCCGGGCGGAGAACAATCAGATGGGCCAACGCGTCACTCAGCTCGAACAGCTGATCGCGTCGCTTTCCGCGCCCCAGCAGGCACAACAACCTGCAC